ATCTTATTTTAACTTTAATTCGGAGATATGAATTATGGCAAACAGTAACGTAGCCTTCGGTTTAAAACCGATAGGCATTTTGGGTGCAGCACCCTATACTTCTGGAGTAACTGAATATCGTATTGCGTCTGATAATAGTAATCCTATTTTTCAGGGCATGGCAGTTATCCCATTGGCAGCAGGAGTTATTGATGATCTACAGGCGGCAGCAGGTGGAAACGTCGGTATCGCTGGTGTCTTTAATGGTTGTGAATATGTTTCTTCAACAACTGGAGAAAAAATATTCTCTAACTATTGGCCAGGGTCAGGGGCAGACAGTAATTTCCCTGTAAAGGCTTTCTTGTACGATAATCCTAATCAGTTATTTACTATATGTACTTCTAACGTAGTATCTGCAGCAAATACTGAAGCAGAGGTTCGTGCAGCAGTATTTGCAAATATTGCTTTCGCAACTGGAAACAGTGGTTCTACAACTACTGGTATTTCCTCTGCAACAGCAGATTTAAATACTATAGCAACCACCAACACTTTAGCATTAAGAATTATGGGTGTCCAAGATGACCCTGAAAATTCTGATTTTACTGCTGCTGGTATTCCATTAATTGTTCGTATAAACAACCACTTCAATGCACCGACTGGTTCTATTGCTGCTGGTACTGTTTCTACAACTGGCGTATAAGGGAGAATGAATAATGGCGATTTCACGTGCACAACTAGCTAAAGAGCTAGAACCAGGATTGAACGCATTGTTCGGTATGGAATATGGTAGGTACGAAAACGAGCATTCAGAAATTTTTGATACAGAATCTTCAGATAGAGCATTTGAAGAAGAGGTCATGCTTTCTGGGTTCGGTGCTGCACCAACAAAGTCTGAAGGCGGTACGGTCAATTTTGATACTGCAAACGAAGCATTTACTGCTCGTTTCACTCATGAGACCATAGCTTTAGCTTTCTCTATTACAGAAGAAGCTATCGAAGATAACCTTTATGACAGACTTGGTTCAAGGTACACTCGTGCTTTAGCAAGATCTATGGCTCATACAAAACAAGTCAAAGCAGCAGCAATTCTTAATAACGCTTTCACAGGTGGTGCATCCGCAGGTGGAGACGGAAAAGCATTGTGTGCAGCAGACCACCCACTAACAAGTGGTGGTACGTTGGACAACGTTGCTGCAGCAGATTTGAATGAAACATCTTTAGAAGATGCGTTAATTTCAATATCTAGCTTTACTGACGAGAGAGGGCTAAAAATTGCGTTAAGAGGAATGAAGTTAATTATTCCTTCAGGCTTGCAATTTATTGCTGACAGATTATTAATGTCTGCTCTACGTCCAGGAACTGCTGATAATGATGTAAACGCAGTTAAGAATATGGGAATGTTACCACAAGGTTACGTTGTAAACCATTTCTTAACAGATACAGATGCGTTCTTTATCAAAACTGACGCTCCAAATGGTTTTAAACATTTTGAGCGTGCACCAATTAAAACTCAGATGGAAGGTGATTTCGATACTGGAAATATGAGATTTAAGGCAAGAGAAAGATACTCTTTCGGTTTTTCAGACCCAAGATGTGTCTTTGGAAGTCCAGGAGCATAAATAAAAATAAAAGGGTGACTAGTCAGTCACCCTTTTTTGTGTATAATAAACTAAACCTTGACAGTCGGATAAACTGACTGACATTTGCCAAGACAAGGAGATTGATATGGCTAATACAACTTTTAACGGTCCAGTCCGATCTGAAAACGGATTTCAAGTTATCAACAAAAATGCAACCACTGGTGCACTTACTACAGTATCTAGTATGGCTTCAACTGGAATTGTAACAAACAAATATGTAAAGCATGTTGGTTATGCTACAGGTGTAACTGTAAATACTACTGCTGGGGATAGTCCTGCAATAGGTGAATTTACACAGCCTGCTAATACAATCATTACAGACATAAAAATATTTTGCGACACTTCTCCTGTTATTGGAACTGGTGACATTGGATATGAGGTTGGAACATCTAGTTCTGGTGCTCAAATAGTTGCTGCAGTAACTG